AACCAAGCTGCGCCCGCACCCACAACAATTGAAATTAGACCCGATTGTTCAAAAGTAGGATCTGGTAAATCCATAAACCAAAACGTTGTAAAGTATAATAAATACATATATACCCCTAGAAAACATCTAGGAATAATACGCCAACTGTCTATAGCTTGTGCTACAAAGATAAATTTTTGATAAGGGTTGTCGTTCTTCTCGTCTTCAAGTTCCCTAATTCTATCTTTTAGTTCAGATTTCTCTTGTAAAAGAGCCATAAACTTATTGAGATCAATTTCAACCTCGTTGCGATCCATGTCGCCACCAAATCTAGGGCTTCCGTAATGTTGTTCGTCACTCATATTAATTTGCCAATGGGTTATCGTTCATGTTTTTTAAACTTCTTACATCATCGTACATAGAATCAACACTTGCATTTATACCTGCAACACTTGTTTGCAATGCAACAATGTCTTCTTTAATAGGACTCAAATCTTCTGTTTCTATGTTTAACGATTTAATCTGTTCCCCTACAGCAACCACTTGCTTATCCATAATCGCTACTTCGTCAGCAAGCGCATCTATTTCGTTAATGTAACGAGCCATCTTAGACTCAAGATTTTCTATACGATTAACATACGTTGCGCCTGTGTAACCGAAACCAGCTAGTGTGCTAACAATACCAGCTAGCGCAATCAGTTGCGTTGTCTTACTTTGAAACCAGTCCATACTGCCTCCTAAAAATATTTAGTTTTTTTGCGTCTGTCAGGCATTACCATTCCACACCCTCTAGCAATTGCTGATCTTACAAGACCTCCACTTTTCATTTTTTTAACCGCTGAGTCTTTAAACGCTTTAGCGGTTGGAGCGCCTTTAGAACCAGGCTTTCTCATTTTTTCGCCTGAACCAGCTTTTATTCTTTTTCTTTTAGCGTGGATGTTATCCCACAATCCTCTTTTTTTTGCCATATCAACACTTCCATCTTCTTCTTGCTTGCCTAATCCTTGAATTAGGGTTGTTTCTAGTTTTTTTAGAACTTTTTTTCAATTGTCCTAAAGACCTTGCGCAATAAGACTTTCGTCGTTTTGCGGCTTTACTGCCTTTTTTAACTTTCCCTGTAACCGCAGTTTTTAACTTTGATCCAGGATTCTTTTTTCTATAGGCTTTGACTCCTTTTTTAGTCATGCCCGCGCCCTTTTTAGTAGGGCGGTAGTTTGCGCCTTTACCTTTCGTAGTACGCCTTATTGACTTCGTTTTTCTTTTACTTTTTCTTTTTGCCGCCATGTGTTTTTTGAACATCAAAACTTGCATAAAGACTTGCGCCCTTATGAGGTTTATATTTGCCCGTATGTTTCATCAACTTAGGGGCGCCTCTTTTTTGTTTCATCCAATGAAACCCTTTTGGTGCTTTTACTTTCATAGCTGTGGTTGCATATCCATTAAATCTTTCATTCCAGTTAAACTTTGGCCATATAACCCAACAAAAGCAGAGTTATTGTCCGGTATGGATACATTACCATAAATTGCTTTCGGTGTGTACCAGTTGGAAGCATCATCAAGCGTCACTTGTCTGTATGCGTTAAAGCCTGGAACATAGCCCATGTAAGCAACAAGCTGACTAGAATCAGCGTATTCTCCTGTTTCTTGCTGCTGTTGTTCTATTTCTTCTTGTTGGTTTTTTATGTTTTGAGCCACAATTTGATTAGCAATTTGATCGGCTTCACTTTCCGTTGTGTTCTCCGCTATCGTTGTGTCCATTGCGCTTTGTACGCTTTCAGTTTCATTAGTTGTGTTCTGTGTTTCCACTACAACGGTTTCCACAGAAACATTAGACGTGCTTTCAGAAACTTCATTTGTATCACCAACGGTTTCTGTATTAGAAGAAACCGTTATTGAACTGTCCGTGGTCCCCGGTCCTTGGTCCGTTGTTGCTGCTTCTTGATTTGCTGTTGCAACTTCCACAGTCATGGATTGCGAGTCGTTAAAAGAAGAACCACCTACATCGGACACACTCATAGACAGTATTTCTTGTGTCTGTTGCGCTGAACTAGCAACTTGAGCAGAAATGCTAGGTGAACTGTCAATACTTACTGTACCGCCTGATACAGAAGAAGTCACAGCAGAACTTTGAGAAACGGCGGTTATTCCACCGGATGCAACAGAGTTTCCTGTAGAGTGTGTGGACGTTCCAGCAGTTGTTCCACTAACACTGCTGCTCGCAGCCCGAATGGTGTTTGCAACAACATTTAGTTGCTCTGCTCTTTTGTTGTCTTTTTTCTCTTCATTCTCCGCGACAACAAGTTCGAGAGCTTCTTCTCGGTCTTGTACCTCCTCTTCAACTGTCTCCGAATCCTCCAAGTCTCCATCTTCAGCATCAGATAAACTAGCAAGTTCCTCCAACACTTCTTCAGTTTCTTCTTCAATCCATTCCTCCAATTCTTCTATTGTTTCAAACTCTAAAAACTCTACTGGATCTTCTTCAATAAATTCTTCTAGGTGTTCTTCGTGTTCAAAATGATCTAATAAAATGTCTTCTAGTGCAGGAAGATCGTAGTCCGTTTCATAATACTCCTCTACTAAAAGTATTTCTTCATATATCTCTTCAATATATGTTTCTTCTTCAATATAACTTAATGGAATATATGTTTCTTCAACAAGGTCAAATTCTTCTGTAAAAATTTCATAGGCTTCTTCAAACAATTCATGCTCTTCCTCAAACAACACATACTCTTCTTCAATAGAGTCAAACTCTTCTGTAAAAACATATTCTTCAATAGAGTCAAACTCTTCTGTAAAAACATATTCCTCATCTACCCACGATAACTCATCAGTGTATATAAAGTCTTCTTCATAATAGTAATCCTCTTCGTAATACGATTCACTGTACCCATACTGATCTTCTTCATAGTCCTCATACCCATACTGATCGTTTTCATAATAAGTATCTTCGACAAAAGTTTCGACCATGTATCCCGGACACGCAGGCGAATATTGCGAGTCATACGAGCACTCGTAATCAAATAAATCGTCCCAATAATTAGGACATTGAGTAGAATACAATCCATCTAAATCACATTGTTGAGTTAAATAAGCTGCTGCATATCCCGGACAAGCAGTGTTGTTTAAGGGGTTGCTGCAATCTAAAGCGTTGCCTGAACCCACTCCATATAAACTACCACCGTTTTCAAGCAGTGTGTTAAAAGAAGTTGCGTTCCAATTTGTGTTGACGCATGTGCCAGCTACGTTTGTGGTGCCTGTACTACATTCGTCGTGAAACAAATAAGTGTATAGTTCGTCAGCTTTTCCTTGTTCTCCAATCAGTACATCGTGGTTAATAATATTTAAACCACCATAACGAAACTCAAAACTATCGTCTGACTTCCAAAGTATGACCTCAAATGAATTATCCG